TGATAATGGTAATCTTATTAATCCTGGTCGTATCCTTTACACTTCAGAACAGCCGAGATTAGATCAGACAACATATAACTTAAATTATGGAGTGACGGTAAGTTTACAGATACCTTTAGGTAAAAGGTTTAATGATATGTGTCTAAGAGCAGCAGAGGCAAATATTAAAGGACAAGAGTTTGCATTGACCAAGCTGAAACTTGAAGCTAATTTAGCAAGACTTAAGATATGTGCAGAGCAATTAAAACTTGGTGTTAAGTTCGTTGGAGATGATGCTATTACCTGTAAGAATGTCGTTTTAACAACTATTCCAAATCAAGTATTACCACACACGCACGAATTAAAGACAAAAAAATAAGTACTGGCTCTTTCTAACTAGGGAGTGTTAGCTGTGGTTAGAACTTCCAATACTTATTTAATAAGCATCAGCCCTGAACTCGCTACCCATACAACGGCATGGAGGTTTACAGGTAAGTGATGCTTAAAAGTATTAGCTCGCCCTTAACTATTGAGCTAGGCTTTGGTCAAGAGTTGCCAATACTTATAAAGTAAAAGGTCGTTTTTAAGCTTGAACGACCTTGCCTAGTGAGTGTTAGCTGTGGGCATTAAGAGAGCCTAAATCTCTCAAGGGGTCAAGTCCTTTTACTTAAAGGTATTCCGTCATCAAGCAATCAATAACAAAGTTACTAACCCAGTCTTTTCTCAAATACCCGCAAAGGTATTAATGACAGAATAAATACCTCCCTCGTCCATTAAAGACACAACTAAGAGGTCTGGGAGGAGATCAACCTAGTGAAGTGACCCAATGATGGACTTGTGATATTTATTATATACAAAATTGGGGGCAAGTCAACGGCCCTTGCTATTCTTGCCCTTATTAAATTTAGCAAGAATCTTTTTAAATATAGTCTTACTTAAACCCTTGATGATAGGTAAAAGTAATGGAGTGGTGGCAGCAATGAGAGAAATAGTAACGACATTAAGAGCAGCACTAGGACTCGGTAATACAGAGTCAATAAACGTGATGTCCTCATACAAAGTTATGCACTCTATTCCATCTTCACCTCTTTTATGTCCTACAACACGTTCCAATCGTTTTTCGTTACGAAAGTCCCCTACTCTTTGATTTTTTTTACTAGGACAAGGTAAAGTTTCTTCTTCTTTCTTCTTTTCTTTAAGGGATGGTTTTACTTTTGTTTTTTGCCTTTTAGCTTCATTTTGAACAGGATTACTCTCCGTATATATCAACTCATTCATATCAAATCTTATTGGATCGTATGACGGTATCTGACCTTCTGGGCAGGTAGTAAACGTACCATTTTTGTCAGAGATCAACAAAGAAGGATTGCGTGTTATCTTTAAGTCTCTATGAAATAAGTTACAGCCTGGTATCTGACCTTCTAATTTATGTTTTGTAAAATATGGTGTCTCAGGTATCTCAATACTTGGTAATTCTATCTCAGGTACTTTAATCGTAGGCATATTTAGGCATCAAAACCTCTACATCTGAATGACATTTAGGACAGGATAAATTAGTAATCATTGAATACTCTTCTTGTAAATGCGGCAAACAATCTTCACTAATACTTTGATCTCCGCCCCAGATTAATTGTGTTTTACAATGCCAGCAGTTCATTTGTTAAACGGTATTGAAACACCTGTTGTACTTGGGATCGCCCCATCTAATGCTTTAGGCATCATCCCTGACACCTTACTCATAACTTTATCCATCATCATCTTTTCAAACTGTGGGCTAGTTATGTAACGAAAACCCGCATAAGCTCCACCTAAAGTTGAAATACTAATCACAAACGATACGATGGATAAAATTGAACTAATTTTAGAAAGCATTTTAAAAAATGATAAGAGGTGTATTCGTAGTTATTTATATGTTAATCATAACTACAGTGTGTGTAAGCACACCCCTATTCATATTAAGTTACATACTTAGAACTTGTACTTCAAACCAAGTTTTGTTCCGTAAGAGTTAGTTTTATCTGTAACGATAGAAAGCTCACCGTAAAAATCTATTTTGTCTGTAGCAGCTACAGAACCACCAACTTTACCAGAAAAATCTGTACTTGATTCGCCATTATCAGGATTGGACAAAAACGCACCACCTTGTAGATAGTAAGAAGCAGAACTATTGCCGCCTTCATACCCTAGATGCACGTCCGTTCCGCTTCCTGAAAAATTTTTCCCTTCGTAAGAGCCATTGTTCTCTACGGATAAGTAGAATCCAGCAAACGCAGGTGTTGATAGTGCTGATGCAGCAGCTATTGTTAATACTTTTTTTAGCATTTAATTAAAAAATTAAAGTTATATACTAATTGATTTCAAATGCTTTTCAAGGTTTTGTTACTACGACATGATCTTGTTTTACAAGCTCCACTGCAATATATCTTTCTTTGTTCCATCGTATTAAAATTTGCACCACAAACAGGACACTTTCTTATAAGTATCCCCTCTACTTTTTTACTTCTATACCTGTCTCTAATTTCGCTTGTAATCTATCTTCTATGACTGCTTTTATTGCATGAATTTTTAATTCACATTTTCTTTGAATATTAAGAGCGTCCTGATAATGTCTTTCATATAATTTTAAATCTTTTTGTAACTGTTCAATTGAAGCTCTTGCCATGTTTTAATTCTGTAAATAAAAAATTTTAGGTATTCCAACCATCAGAAGTTTTTATATTTAAAGTAGAAACTTCACTCCATGTGCTTGCACCTGTTTTTATATATACATTACTAACTGTTGACCATGTATTTGCACCTGTTTTTATATATACGACATTAACTGGATCGCTTGAACTTGCAGTAGCTGGTAAAACAAATACAATACCAAGTGGTCCGATAGCTTCTGTTTCTGTTCCTTTTGCTGCAACATTACAGAATATACCTAATGGACCTACGATATCTAGAGTTTGTAAATCAGTTTTGGTTTGTAAAGCCATTTATTCTTCTTCTGACAATTCTTCAGCTAATTTTGCTGCTTCTTCTTCTTCTAATTGTTTACTTAGTAAAAGATTTGCGGCTTTTTCTTCTATTACTTTTTGCACATCTTCATCTGTAGGTTCTGTACTAAAATTGCCGTGAAAAGTATTTCCATTTTCATCTTCTGCAATAATTAACCAATCCCCTGCTGGTCTATAATCTTTCATTTTAATTGTATAAGTCATTAGGCTTGTGTTACTGAAAATGTGTCAATGTGTACTGTTTGACTTGTAGAATAAGCCAGTAATAACGCATGAATCGTTGCTACGCCACTAACAGTAGGAGTAAAATTTAAAGTTACCTGCTCCCATGTATTAGCAGTACCTCCAGAAGTAGTTAATGACTTAACATCGCTTGTAATACCTAAATGTAAATTAGGTCTTGCTAAAAGTGCTAAACCACATTCATCATGAGTGCCAGTACCTGAGCTTGTAGCTGATCTTCTAAAATATATTGATGCTGTCACCTGTGCATTAGCTACTACCGCTACTTCTGCAATTTTAAATTGGATAGGATTTTTATAACGATTACGTTCATCGTTTACTTGCTCAAGTACATTAAATTTCCAAGAATAACCACTACCCGATTGTGTAATTGAAGAGTCACTTACAATCAAGCCGTTATTATAATAAATTCTGTGATCATTAGCAGTGTTGTTATAATCTATAAATGTATAACTTGGTTTTCTATCTTGTGGCACAGAATCATAGAAATCATCATAAAACAAATTAACATTATCACTAAAATTACAATTAACGTATGAAAAACTTAAGTGTAAGAAGTAATAATGAAGTGTCGTATTTTTAAAAGTGCAATTATAAAATCTTAGATTCCTCAAGCCTTCTGTATCAACTTTTGTATAAAATATAATAGGTATAGAACTGGGTGGCGTTCCATTAAAAGTGCACCCTGTAAAATATGAGGGTTCATTATTTCCTCCACATTCATGATAATAAATGGTATTTGTAAATTCAGAATTTACCCATAAAGGACCAGCAACACCTGGAACATCTGAAGTATCCGCGCCACATCCCAATACTTTGCAATCTTGTAATTTTACAGGCATACATATACTAAATTCTCTGTGATACATAAAATAACAATTAGACCAAATTGTATTAGGTTGACTAGACTCATAAACTTTACTGGACGCGTATGGATTTTTATTATTACCCATCACAAGACCTACATTAGATACTGAAGTAAGAGGATTAACTTGAAGAGACATATACATGTGCGAATTAAATTGACTAAACCAACTCATTGCATTAGTATCCTGTGAACTCATATCAGTCGTATTCCAGCCACCACTTACTGTACACATAAGATCAGTCTCACCATTTAAATTAATTTGGTTACAGGCATAATCTTCTGCTGAGTTATAATATCCAGCATCAGGAGTAAATGGGTCTACTTTATATGTTGTAACTGTACCTGTAGTTTCATTTTGTCTTAGATGATTAGCATTAGAATTAGTATTTACGGTATTTATTCCATAGGTAGTAGAATCTTCGTGATTAAATTTTAAAATAATAATATTATCTACAATTCCATCTATTCCATAATAATTAGCCGTATTAGTGGTACCTTTACTTATAAGACTTCCCAAATGTAAAGAATCTGCTGCTGATTTTGCTTTACACGCAATAATATTTTCTAAAATAATTTCAATATTACTATGTTCAGTTTCTACATCAGCATATAAAGCAACTGAATTTATGTTACTTCCTAAATTCGCACCATTATCATAAGTCCACCAAAACCAACTATCAGAATCATCACCTGGAGGTGGTGTTATTGGAATAGTATTTACAACAGTATCACCTTGAGTATCACTACATAATCTTAAAGAAAATATACCACTATCATTTTTCTGACCAGAAGGTATATAATCCCAAATATATCTCAAACTAATTTGTTGATAAGCACTTAGGTCTAAAGCACTATCCAATTGGCAGTAAGCAACTTTACCTGTAGCATCATTTCCAGGTTTAAAATATCTTGAGGCATATCGTTGTGTTTTATAATGAGAACTTTCTAGTCCTGTTGAACCTTGCACAGCAGTCCATGGTTTACTTGTTCCAGTACCACTTGATGAACCGTTTGTAGCACTTAAACCATTACTGCAAAGAATATTTTTTATAGGACTACTTGCCAACTTTACACAGAATTCACTTACTTTATAAATGGATTCCGCTTCAGTATGTGTTGCTTGACTTTCCGTACCATCTAATGTGAAATTATCATTATCAACTTTAGTTACCGCATAAAAACCATAATAAGTAGAGTCAATTCTTAATATGATATCACCAGTTATTAAGCCATGAGCAGTTTTATTAGCACTAACAGGATTGCTATCATTAGCTTTTGTAAAACTTACGCTTTCAACTTTCTTATCTAACAGTCTAGAGCTTGTTCCAGCATTTGCTGTCCATGTTCCATTACCTAAAGATGTAGGTGAGGATTTAATTATCCTTATTTCGTCATCTCTTCCTATAGAACCGTAAGGATTAACATTACTACTTAACAAAGTTTTTCTTCTGTTGGCAAAGGATTGACCATTATTAGAATCGTTGCCGTTAACTGGATCAACATAAAATACTGTCATTAGAATTTAACCCATAAATCACCAACATCACCATCACTACTTGTTGGAGCAGATGATGATGCATGTATTTTTCTCATACCAGCAGTTGCTACTGCTGTTGAGTTAGCAATAATTGTACCTGTACCACTGATATTATTAGATTGCATATCTAAGTTACCACCTAATTGTGGTGTTGTGTCTTCAACTATATTACTTATTCCACTGCTACCTCCACCACCGGTTTGATCTGCAACCCAAGCATAATCAGAACCGTTCCAGCTTAAAATTTGACCGGAGGAAGCACTGCTAACATTAAGATGGCTATCAACACTAGAGTTTGTATAAGCTGCAGTCTGTGCAACCCAAGATGTACCTCCTGATCCATTTGATTTTAAAACTTCTCCATCAGAACCATAATCTGACGGAAGAGTAAATGTAATATCTCCAGAAAAATCAGCGTGAGCCGGTGCCTTTATACTTGCATAATGTGCATTACTAGATTCACAATATAAACGTAATTCTGATTGAGAACCTGTGTTCTTTATACCTAAAATACCACTAGATATAAAGTTGGAATTCATATCTAGATCGCCTCCTAACTGAGGTGTAGTATCTTCGCTTAAATTTTGTAGATAACTAGAAGGAACAGAAGTTAAATATGTATTTGTATCAACTGTATAACTACCAGCACCAGTACGCTTCATAAACCCATTGGAGGTGAAATCACCATCCATGACCGCACCAGCACTGGCAACATTAGTTGCGTCTGTTACATCAGCACTCGCTTCTATACCATCTAATTTAGTGTGGTCAGCATCAGTAAAAGCATTTGTATCGCTTTCCCCTTCGTATAAACTTTTTATCTCAGCACCAGTTTGATCTGCTGTCGCTGAAGCTTCAATACCTGATAGCTTTGTTTTTTCAGAATCTGTAAAAGCGTTTGTATCAGAATTATTTTCATAAGCCGTTTTAATTTCTGCATCAGTCTGATCAGCAGTTGCTGAAGCTTCAATCGCATTTAACTTTGTGTGATCAGCATCTGTAAATACATTGCTATCACTAGCACTTTCTACAAGAGTTCTTATTTCACTAGCTGTTTGGTCAGCAGTAGCATTAGCTTCTATCCCTGATAGTTTAGTTTTCTCAGCGTCAGTAAAAGCGTTAGTATCAGAATTATTTTCGTAAGCTGTTTTTATCTCCGCATCTGTTTGATCTGCCGTGGCTGATGCTTCGATAGCGTTTAACTTCGTATGATCTGCGTCTGTAAAAGTATTAGAATCACTAGCTGCTTCTACTGCTGCTGCTATCTGTGCAGCCGTTATAGCTCCTGTATTACCATTAACAGATAAGACCTGATCTGTAGGTGTTAATAACTCTGTAAAATCTGCCATGGTTCCAGCAGTTCCACTGTTTCTAACATAAGATTTATTCTGATCACTTCTTACAACAACATCACCTTCCTGTGTCGTCAAAGCTAATTGTGCAGATTCATTTGCTGCTGTCTGCACAGTTGTGAGTGCTATTTGATCAACATTAAAAGTAGTGCCATCTAAAGTTAAACCCGTTCCAGCAGTGTAAGTTGTATCACTACTATTTGCATCAACATACGCTTTTACTGATTGCTGTGTAGGGACTTTAGTTGCACTGTTCGATGACATATTATCTTCATCAACAACAAAGCTCATTGCAGCAGTTGTACTATCGCTATTCATGACTGCACCAGCAGCATCTACATTAGTTGCATTGACGGTGGCATCAGATCCATCAGCACCATCGTTACCAGCAGGACCTTGTACCCCTTGAAGACCTTGCGGACCTTGAGCACCTGTTGCGCCTGTTGCGCCATCAGCCCCATCGTTCCCATCTGCTCCGGCAGGACCTGTTGCACCAGTAGCTCCTGTAGCACCTGTAGCTCCTGTGTCACCTTTTGGTATTGTAAAATTTAAAACTGCTGCTGTGCCAGTTCCAGTATTAGTGACAGAAGCATCAGTCCCAGCATCACCTGTGCTTGTAGTACCAATAGTGACAGTTGCAGAGCCAACACCTTGCGGACCTTGTGGTCCGGTTTCGCCCTGTGGTCCTTGAGTCGAAACAGTGACTACTCTAGTTTCACCATTAACAGTAACAGTATTTTTTGTTGTTGTGATGTTTACGGAAGTCATGTCGTTGAGTACCCTTCACTAACAAATATAGTACCTTCTAAATAATACTCTTTGTTACCAGATCCATCTACAAGTAAAACATCATATTTTAAAATGTCTGGACTAAAAGTAGCTGTCTGTACGTCTGTTAATGAAATACTGACTGAACCTGCTGTTCTATCTGTATATGAGACAGAAAAATCAGCAAATTTTGTGGTGCGTGTTTCTTCCCAAACCTGTGCTGCAACAGTAAACCCCGTAAGATTTATAGCATTATTATCACCATCTTTAAATAACAAGGGAATAGAATGATCTGATCTCCTTTGTAGTGTAAAGTTATAAGTACCTGGTTCGATTGCCATAGTTTTTTAATCCTTAATAATATATTTGTAAAGCAATTGTACTAAGCACTTTCAAGAGCTTCAACTTTATTTATAAGTTCTTGTACAGCAGCTACAAGCAAAGGTACAAGTTTACTTTGATCTATACCTTGATATATAGGTTTGTTATCAGAATTAACTTCGTCTTTTGTTCCTGTAATAGCCTCTGGCACAACAGATGACACTTCATGTGCTAAAAATCCATCCAATATTGTGCCTGAATCAGCCTTAAAATTGAATTTGTAAGGTTTTAATTGTTTTATCCTTGTAATACCATCAGAAATTGCAACTTCATTTTCCTTTAATCTATAGTCAGAACTCGTATTATATGAAGTAGTACCACCAGAACTAGTAACAATACTTCCAGTATTAGTTCCAGCGGAATTATAAAATTTTAAATGGGTTGCACTTCCTGACACTGAACCTTGCGTTGAAATGCCGAATATACTATTATTATCAAATTTAATATTTAAAGCTCCAACAGTAGTTGAATCATCACCAATAGCGGTTTCAGTTCCTAAAAGAAATTGTCCAGATGAATTTACACGAAATCTTTCAGCACCACCAGTTACCACGTTTAAAGTATCAGCAGCAGAACTAAATAAACCTGTATTAGTATCATCATCAAAAAATAATGAAGGACTTGAAACTGAGCCATCTGGCAATGGTAAAGCTCCATCAAATTTTCTTAAGTTTACAAAAGCGTTGTTAGCAGCGTTTCTTAGCTGTAACATTGAATCTGTAGTATTTGCAAAATTTTGAAGAGCATAAGTTGTTGAAGGTGCTGAAGATCCAGAATTGTTTGATGATATTGCCTGTAAGACACTATTAATATCAGCCCTAACATTTGCTCCGGTGGAGTTATCTATAACGTAATCGTGTTGAGCCATGTCTTAATTTAAAATTTTTTCTAAGTATATCTTAATTCAACTTTAACTACCACGTCCAAAACCTACGGCAGTGTAACTAAATGTTTTGTTTATAGCAGTGTCACTGGAATTTAAAAATTTAATTGTAAAGCCACTTCCAGATATATTTGTTATCTCAAATCTTTCATCAGCAGCTAAATCATTTTGACTAATGGCAATAAATGGTTTTTGAGTATCAACACCAACGCTAGTTTCTGCTGCTCCTGTGAAAAACCCTTGGTCAAAAGTAACAGCTAAACCAGATGCACTTGTACCGCTACTTAAATTACTTTTTTGTTCTACTCTTTGATCTAACTCTGCTTTGTAACCTAATTGATCTATTTCAATACTTTGTGCTGGATCATTGGATTCTAATTCACATTTAAATTTAAAACCTCTTCCTAAATATGTTCCATTTGTAAAAATGTTAAATGTCTTACCTGTAAAATCACTATCCTGATAACTAGATCCGTTAGATGGTGCTGTACTTGTAGTAGCAACAAGTAATTTTGCATTAACATCAAAGGCAGTTGCACCATCAAAATCAGTCCAGCTATCTACATTTGCTGTTCTCTTATCAATTAAATCATTAGGGTAGAAACCTTGTGTGACAAAATGCCTTGTCAGACGTAATGGATTTACAGCACCCAAATCAAGAATTTTTGCAAAATCATAAGTACCACCTGTCAAGAAATCTACATCGCCGATAAAATCAAAATCAGCTATAGCATCAAAATCTGTTGCATCATCTAAAGTTTCAGTTGATCCCAAAACCAAACCATTAACTTCATCAGAGAAAAAACAATCAGATTTAGTACCAGCGAAAGGAGGAGAATCTGTATCTTCTCTATCGCTAAAAACTAATAATTTAGGTTGTGGATCAGGGTTAATAACAACAACAGATGCCTCTCCAGAACTTAATCTACCGCCATCGTCTCTGAATTTAAGAATATACTCACCATCAATAGCAGGTAAGATCGTTTCACTTACTGATCCTGGTAAGGCGGGAATTAAGTCAACAGAATTAGTAAACGTACCAGTGCCATCTGTTAAGTTACTATGTCTTATAACAACATTACCTCCATGAATTACATCAGGATCTATAGATTTATCAAAACGTAATCTTACAAGCTTATCTGATATTGGTTCTATTTTTATATTTTGCACGTCTCCTGGTACAGCAGTTTTTCCTAAAGCATCGAAAATAAAAGGTGTTGGTTCGGCAGAAGGTTGAAGTATCGAATTTAATGAAAATATTCTAAATTCATATCTTCCTTGTAATGAATCTAAAATTTCTAATTCTGAATTTTCTGTTCTAACTGTTGTAAAATTACCGTTATCAACTCTGAATTGAATTTCATATCCATTAGCATTAATATTATGATCAAAATTTAAATTTAATCTAGTTCTAGCCTTATCATTTTCTACAAAAAATTCTTCTGTTGCATTAACATTATTAGGAGAATCAACCAATTCATTCAGAACAGTTATATTTCTTACTGGTAATGGAGATCCATCTTCTATAAAAGCGTACTTTCCTTCAATGTAAGACGTTGCAGTTATTGAGTAATTATCTTTATCTTCAGTAATACTCACAACTCTCCATTGAGCAGTCTGTAAAGTTGTATTCTCTAAAATCCAAACACTATTAGAATTTGGAGCAGTATCGACTAAAGTACCGCTTGAATTTTTCATTTGAAAATTTTCACCACTAGCAAGTGTTATTACCGCACCACTTATTGAATCTACATTTTTAGTACTAACCGTTCCATCAGGCATTATTACGCTAAGTGTCGGGCTATTTGTAGAATCTAAATCTGTATCAGATGTATTATCTACAGTTAGAGTATTTGTTGTTGCAGAACTAATCCTACCTCCTCTTCTCAGACCTGCTTTTACTGGATCACTTACTTCAATTACCTGTCCTGGCCTAACAACTACTCCCTCTGCTAAACCAGTTGCAAAACTAATTGTTTCTGTAGCATTTTGTTCTTCAAAAAGAATAAATCTTCCTAATCTTCTAGCTTGATTTCTTGAATTACAAGCAAAACCTGTTATTTTTTTATGAATAATTCCATATTTATTTTTAGCAGTAGTATCTTCAACAGTTTCAAAGTTTAATTCTTGATTTTCCATGTCAAAGTAAGACACAGATACAACAGTAGACCTTGTTTTTAAACTAGTTCCAGAATATATAAAACCTTCAGCAGTTACATTAGACAAATTAAATAAATAACTTGGATCTGTAGGTCTATCTTGCGTGAGAGTAAGAGATCCAGCGTTCCAAAATGTCATGCCTCTCATTACAGAACTAAGAGACATAACTGTTTTATATGCATCTTCTCTTTTTTGAAGAACTACGTTACAGCTAAATCTAGGTTCTTGACCTCCATCTCCATCATCAACTAGTTCAGAGCAATAAATAGAAGCACTGAAAAAAGCAAATTTATCAAGTTGAGTTTCAGTTATATGATCTCCTAATCCATACCTACTATTTGTTAAGAGATCAAATAATATCCACGCAGGGTCACTTGTCCAATGTTTAGTGGTAGTAAGTGTTCCATTAAATGTTCCACTATAAGTTAATCTTCCATTTGTCGAATCTACAGTTGCATTATGTGGAATTTTAACTTTAACTCCACGAATCCTGTACATGCGATCTGGAACAGTTGGAAACTGTTCAGCATCAAAACGTAAGTAAAGATGAGCTATATCAGGATAAGGTCTTTGCTCATCTATTATTTTAGTAAAAGATGACCATGAAAATGTATCACTAATCCTTTCACTAGTACTATCGGCAGAATCTCGACCAACCGTTACCTGTATTGGAAAAGAGGCATTATCTTTAATAGGAATTAAAAAATCCCTGCTATAAGAATTTCTCGATTTTCCTCTTATAGTAAATTTTGAATTATTTGAAAGATTAAATAAAAGTGTACCAAAAAGACCAGCAGGCAAAATAGAAGGTCCGTCACTAACAGTATTTTTATTAAAAAGACTTTCAGTTCCATCATTTTCAGTTATCTTTATGAATACATCAACAGAAGTTCCTATATTCTTGCCATCTGCTTCATTAATATTAACGAGAGCATTAAAAGTAATTGTGACCCTAATAGCATCAATAGTTGAATCACTTATAGTCCTTGTAACAGGTGAAGCATTAGTTACTTCCACTCCTACAGCCTCTTCATTTTCAATATCACTAATCGCCTTTATAAAAGTTTGATCTGACGTTCCAAATCTAGGCTCAAATTTAATTCCTTTAAAATTAAAGTCAGCTTCTGTAATGTTACTTGGGTCTGCACTTGGCCTAACGATAGGTGTCGATGATAAAAATATATCTTTTAGAGCTGCTTTATTATAAGCTTCAGTTCCTTTTGTTAATCCTGCTGCTGAAGGAAAACCTTCAATTTCTCCTTCACTTATTACTTCAATAAGATTTATTGCTTGCTTACTTTGTATAGAATCTAAATTAAGAATTCCGTTAGCACCAACACCGTTGAACCATTTAAAAGGGTTTAACTGAATTTCTTTTCGTCCTGCTCCAGGATGTATTTCAGCAACTTTAAACATAATTAACCTGAGAAGTCATCTGTATCAACACCTGCTGATACTACAAGAGATCCTGTAAATATTTCCCCATATACAACTGGGATGGCAACACCTGCTCTTATAGTATTTTGTATTCCATTAAATGTAAAACTAGCTGGATCGTCAGAAGCCCCACCAAGTTCTTCTGTAGAAGTTAACATTTGTGCTGCTCCTGATAAGGCATAATATATACCTAAATTTCCTAATGATGCTAAAAGTGCTCCTCCACCAGAAGTTCCAAACAAGAAAGAATTACCTCCTCCTAAACCTAATCCTACATTGGGAGCAAAGACAGCAGCACCAATAAGCGCTGCTCCTAATATAAACCTTCCAAGGCCTCTTCCTGCTCCCACGATTACTGGTACAATTTTTATTTCCTGACTTCCTGTAGGGGTATCTAATTCAGTCTCATTAATCTCATAATTTCCTACTTTAACGCAATAGTTTTGCTCCATCATGTGAGATTCCAATCTAGGAAAATTAGCAATTAAAAATTTAAAAGCATCTACTGGAGATGATATTTCTGCTTCAAAAGTACGCTTTCCCAAGAATCGAGCTAACCTACCGTAAACTTTAATTTTACTGAGCATAGCGATACCTCTTCTTTGTACAGTCTATATGGTCTTGATCGTAAAGTTCTCTGCAACTAAGTCTTTTCACACAATGTTGAAAGATAGTTTGATTTCCTAAATACAAAGCCACATGATTTAATTTACCTGTGTTTGTTGTGTCCATAAGAAGAACATCACCCTCTTTTAAATCTACCGTATCTTCCAGTTCAACAAAACCAGTTAAAGGTAAACCATATTCAAATAATGGATTCTTTGAAAATTCTTTTGGGCTTTTTGGTCTATCCCAATGTTTTAATTTAATATTTCTTTTTTCTTCATACCAATCATGTATTAAGCTCCAACAATCCTGTACACCCCAAACCCATTCTCTGCCAATCAATCCTTTCTTATAACCAGAAGGTTTGAAGTGATGCCATTCTTTTGTTTCTGGAGTGACGATATAGAAAGGTAGATCTAAATATTCACAACTGGCTAAATCAGCTTCACTAGGATATGGTGGATGATTTGGATGACTATGTATTACTGCTATAACTTCACCTTCATCTTCAGCTTTCATCCAATCATCAGGATCTAAAATAAAATGTTCTCCCTGTTCTTCAGCAATATTTTTACAAGGATAATATTTTTCTTTACCTTTATAAATAGTCAATAAACCACAAGCTTCTTGTGGTGAATCTTTCTGTGCATGTTCTAATGCAATATCTTTCCAACTCATCCCAAAAATGCTCCAATACCAGGAAAAATATCTCTAGTAGCAATTCTTTTTGGTAATTTTACATTTACTACATCCAAAGCAGATTGAGCTTCCCATATGACAACACTTCTATTCTCAGTAACTTTACGATCTAATATATAAATTTCTTGAGGAAATTCTGCTGTAGGATCTGGTGTACCAAAAGGGTTTGTACTTCCAGTAAAATTTACAGCATCTAAAAATTTAGCAAGAGTTCTAATTCTTGTTAATGTTGCACCATTTAAATCATTTCCAACAGTTGTTGTATTTACGTGTTGAAGAATAGTCGTTATTGTTCCAAAAATATTACTAATTGTAATTGTAGGTCTAGGTAAAGTTCCTGTTGAACCAAATTCAAATCCAGTGCATTCGATGGGAAATCTTAAATATGAATTACCAGCCCAAACAACTTCTCCATTAGCATTTAAATTTGCACCATTATGAAATCTATAAATTGTGGAATTTCCATGTAAAGTTGAATTAAGTGATAAAGTAAATAATTCAATAACTGCACCAGGAGCTATAGCCTGTAGTTCAGAAGTTGGAATTGTCATTATGGTTCAAACACCTCTCTAAAGGTAGCTTGCACTCTTGCTCGATTTAAATATGGAACTGATTTATTCCAAGATTCACATACAAATTTAGAAGAACTAGATTCTCCAGGTGGTGTAAAAGTAAAACTAGCACTATCAACTGCTCTAGCATCTAAGAAAGTTTCAATCGTATCTGCATCTGTCTCTGATACCTCAAAAGTTAAATTAAATATTTTAGGGTTTTGATTTAATCCAAAAGTGACGCGTTGTTCATAACCATCGCCAAATTGAGTAGTTCTTGTGTTTGGTTGTGATCTTTTTTGAACTCCATAGGTCGGGGTAATCGAGGGAAAAGTAGCCATTATGCAAGTAAACCTCCAGGACGTTTTTGTTTAATCAATTCAGATTCTATCGCTGCTGACAATACAAGACCAAGTTCTCTACCTTGTTCCTCATCACCTTCAACAGAAGAACCAGAAGCATCTACATTTACGACAATATTTGTAGAACCACCTAAAGCATGATTTGGTGTAATCATTCCTGATACTCCAGGTGTGAATAGTTCTGGCCCACGTTCTCCAACAATAAAACTACCACCTCGTTTTACTGGTCCACCATCTGCTTTAAAAGGATTTGGTCCGCCAAGAAAATCACTTGCTTTGTTAATACCTAAATTACCTGCTCCAAAGGCAAGTCCACTACCTCCTAATGCTCCACCTAGACCTTGACCAAGAATACCAAGTAAACCTTTTTGAAATTGAGTTGCTGCCATTCTTGCTGCTGATTCAATAAAGAAATCTGCAATTTTATTAAGCATATTCCTAAACGCATCCTGTACTGTCATAGTTCCTCTAATTATTCCTTTAAATGAATCTTCAAAAGAGGTTGATATAGCTTTAGAAAGTTCTATAGTTTGAAACTGTGTATTATTAAGTTTTCTTAATTCTTTATCAATTTTTTCAATTTCAGAAACAATAGAAAAACCTGCTTCTTCAACTGCTAATTTTTGTTCTGTAACATTACTTCTAATTTTATTTAGATTTTCAATAGTTTTATCTGTAGTTGTTGTTAAAATACTTAATTCAGATTGATTTACTGCTTCACCTACACCAAGACCAGAAACTAATGAGCCTTTAGGAGTAGATCTTTTCTTGTTTTGTTCTTTTTTTAGATCAATAATTTTTTTCTTTCTAACATCAATAAGTTCATTAATTGCTGCTTCTGCTCCTTTTTGAGTTAATAATCTAGTAATTCTTAGTTCCTCTTCCATTGTCAAATCTTTTGAAGATTGTTTTATTGCATTAAGTACAGAAGAAACATTATCTGCCTGTGAAAATGATTCAAATAAGGCAAAGTCACCACCAAAAAATTTAGCTAATCCTATACTTTCTTCTCCAAATCTTTTAAATTGTTCTAGTACTTTTACAGCTTCTTCTTTAGTCACACCTAAAGATTTACCTAATTTAGTTATAGAATTTGCAGATATGTTAGAACTTATACCCATACTTCTCATTTCCATATTTAATTCAGAAACTTGTTTTCTAAAATCAAGTACCTTTTGAATTTCTTGAGCAGCAGCAGTAGCAACAATAGAACCTGCAAAACCAAAACCAGGAGATAATGCACCACCAGCTAAACCACCAAGACCACCTGCAATAGCACCAGCACCACCTTGACCAAATAAAAGTGGAAAACCACCACCAATTAAACCACTTTGCAAAGCACTTCTACCTCTAGCTGTAGCTCCACCAGCCGAAGCAAACATACCTCTTGGATTAGCTCTTCTTCCAAATCCCATTCGATTAAAGAATGAAGGTGTTGCAGGTTGTGGACCTATTGGAGTTGCAAACTGGTTTGGATCTCCAAAGATTGCTCTATTATTTGATGCACTTAATAATTGTGCAGTTTTACCTGTATTTTTATCAATTTTCTTTTGATGCCTTAACTGTGATTTCATCACAGCACTAAACGCAGGTCCTATAGGTCTTTCAAATTGAGTGCCTGGTCTAATACGAAATGCAGAAGCCTCTCTTGACGCTTGACTTGCAGCTAGATTTCTTAAAATTCTTGGATTATTATTTACAGTCATCATTGGATTTGGACCTTGCATTGGTAATGGACCTTGCATTGGTAATGGACCTTGCATTGGACCAAACATCGGACCTTGCATTGGTAATGGACCAATAAACTGTTGAGGGCCAAAAGGTACAGGAGTTCTTCCACTTATGCGATCTTTATTCCTTCTATTTCTATCTATAGATTTTTGTGTGGCTGAATTAAAAACAGTTGGATTTGAAATTTGTGAAGCACTCCTACTAAATTGAGCAAAACCCGATTGATTACGTCTTATACTTTCTAAAAGCCTTTCTCTTTGTTGTAATTCTTTATTTAATTGTCTTTCTGCAACTACTAACTCTCTTGCAGCTACTTTCTGCATATTAGTGCCTGATGCAACAGAATTAAAATTTGCTTTTGCACTAGATAAAACTGTATTTAGATTTTCAAAACTTTTTACTAATAAATTTTGATCTTTAGCAGCATTTTTTAAACTTTTATTTAAACCATCTACCTGTAATTTTGTAGTTCTAACATCTTTATTAAAAGCAGTTAATTTTTGAGCACCTTTTAAAGCAACAGCAATATCTACATTATAATTAGCCACTTGCTATCGGAATTAAAACATTTCTTCTATCTTACCTTCTTTTACCTCTTAAAGCATTACTTCGTTGTGCTTGTTCTCGTTGTTTTTCATATTCTTCATTCTCCAACTCACCATAAGCA